CCACCTGTAAGAACTGCTGGTTTTCTATTTCTTGAATGATTGTTTAACCAAGTTTCTTTTAACACATTAGCTTGTTCAGCTGTAAGTTCTCTATCTGTTTCTAAAACTGAACTTGGTGTACCACCTTGACCATAAAACTGTGCAATGTGTCTTTCCATTGCTAATGCAAGTCCATAAGTATTTCCATTTACTCTTAATGGACTAACACCAATAAGTTGTCCGGGATATGAATACCAAGTGAAATGTAGCATATTGTTTTTTGTAATCTTGCGTTCATCTTTGCCATTAGCGTTTGTAATAAAATAACATTTTTCGCCATACTGCATTTCTACTTTAATTTTGTCTGGGTGTACTGGTGTTAACGCTACTGGTCTGTTTTGTCTATCTCTATCTACTAAAACAAATGCGTTACCGTGCATTGCCATTGATGTAATGATTTCGTGCATAACTTGAAAGATTGTTTGGTTTGCATTTGGTGTTTCTAAAAACTTTGGTTTATCTGTAAATATTGTCTTTGCACTATCGTATCTAAGTGTTTTAACTGGTAATAACGCAATACTATCAGCTAATAATGAAATGGCACTAAATACTGTTGAAATGCCTAATGCTGATATTTCGTTTACTTTTTCCCCGGTGTAGTTATAAAGCCCACCTTCTCTGAGAGCTAAAAGGTCGGTCAAATTGCCCAACGCTGCGTCCCTGTTTTCTGTTCTTTTGAATAAACTCATCTAACTGTTAAATAACTTCCTAATATCATAAACGCACCTGCCACTATAAAAGCAAGTGATGTATTTAATGTATATACACCATAAATTATAAGTCCTGCACCTAATACTTCAGTTAGTGTTGTTATATAGTTTTTCATCTATCCTTTCCTTTGCTATTTTATAATTAACATCATTTAATTCAATACCTATAAATTCTACATTATTATCTATACAAGCTACACCTGTTGTTCCACTTCCCATAAAATTATCTAATACAACATCATTTGGTTTTGAAGCAATTTTTAATATTCTATCTGCTAAAGCTAGTGGCATTTGTGTTGGGTGTACTCTTTCTGCTTTTGGTATATTATGTGGCACATACCATACAGAAGTTAATGGATCATCAATACCACAATCAGTATTAAGGTAAATATTATCGCCTTTTGATAAATGGTAAATAATTTCATAATCTAAATGAAACCTAGATTTTGTACTATCAAAACTACCTGCATATTTCCAAATAATATAACTTTTAAAATCTAACTGTTGAAATGCGTTTGTAAATTCAAGCCAATGTGGTGTTCTAAGTTTTTTATTTGCTGTTTTACTTTTAATATTAAAAAATAATTGTCCACCGTCTTTTAATATTCTTTGATATTGTTCAAAAACTTCATCAATAAATTGTGAATATAATTTTAAAAATAATATATCTTTTTTGTCTGCTTTATATCCTGCACCAGAAATATCTTCATAAGGTGGACTTGTAACAATTAAATCAATAGAGTTATCTGGTAACTCTTTCATTACTTCTAAACAATCGCCATTGTATAATTTCATAAATTAATTATCGCTACTTCTGGTTCATCATCTAGTGGATCTGGTGCAGTTATTCTATCTAACATCATTACCATTGCAATACAGCTATCAATCTTTCTTTTTGATCTACCTTTAGATAATCGCCAACCCATATCGGTTGTTCGTTGTGCAGCTGACATAACTTGGTCTGTAAATGTTGGATCGCCATTATGTCTAACTTTATTATTTGCAATCAAGTCATAAGCATTGCCACACGCTGGTATCATTCTTGAATGTGTCTGTGGAAAGTTGACCATTGGTACACCTCTATCAAGCAATACTTGTGCTGAACGTTCAAAAAATGCTGGATCGTATGCTACTTCTTGAACCTTATACTTTTTCATTAGATCAACAACAAATGCCTCTATTTCTTGATAATCCATAAAGTTTTCGTCTTGTGGTAGCCATATCTTTGCTTGTGTGTAAATTACGTCATTTTCATCTTTTTGTCCGTACACTATGGCAACGCTATCGTGTCTTAATGCCATATCAATACCTACAAACAAAGGTCTATCTGGACTAAGTGTTAATTGTGTATCTTCACACGCTAACCATTGTTCTATCTCAATCCAACTTTCCTCATCTGTTCTAGTCCATTGATTTAAGTGATAACGTTGAAATTCGTTTATAGGTAATGATTTCATTCTACGTCTAAGGTTTTCTATTGGCCACCAATCATTAGGTATAGCCGGGTTTACTTTTTCCCAAATATCCTCATCTTTTGGATCATCTTCTTCATTTGCACCAATCCACTTAAAATAAAACTCTGGATCTTTTTGTTTACCTTTTTCTTTTAGAATGCCACGTTGATACATACGACCTGCCATACTATCTAAATCGTGACCTGCTGTTGTAATATTTAGCACTAAACCGTCTTTACGTTTTGCTGTGTTGTTTGATAAAACATAATGTACACGTTCTAAGTTAATATTATTCCATTCGTGTATCTCATCAGCTATAAAACAACTATTACGTCCACCGTCTGCTGTTCCTGCTTTTGCTGCAACTCTAAATGCTCTACCCGGTGCGTTTTTTACTTGTATTTCGTTTTCAAACGTTTCAACCATATCTCGTAAAAAGATACTTTCAGTACACATAGTTTTCATAGTTCCAAAAACTAGGTTTGCTTGTTCATAACTTGCAGCAGCTACGGCAACAAGTGGGGAAGTGACACCACTACCAAGTAGTTCATACATTCCTATTGCAGCTGCTAGTGCCGTTTTTCCATTTCCTTTCGGCAAGCCGATAAGAGCTTCTCTATATTTTCTTTCGCCATTATCTCGTATTTCATATAGATCGTATATGATTGCTTTTTGCCAATCATCAAGCGTAAATGGTTCGCCGTAAAAATCGCCCTCGCCGTGTACACAAAACTTTTCAATAAATTTAACAACTCTTGCACCTCTTGTTTCTGGTAAAGTAATCATTCTTCTACACACATTTTACAAATTATCTTGCTTTCGTCTGGATCATAGAATAGATCATAACATTGTTCACACATCAATATATATTCAACTGCACCTGCCATTACTCGCACCTTTCACATTTATACATACGACAATTTAAACACTTATTGTGATACCTTGCATAAAAATAACGACTGCAATTTTTACAAGGTTTTATATAATCACTTTGTTTGTTTGTTACCATTTTTTAATTTATCTAAAATAAATTCTTGTAATTGTTGGTGTTTTATACTTAGTTGCATTTTATCGTTTTCTTCTAATGATTTAACTAATATAATTACTATTTTTTCTAGTTCATCATCTGTAAGTACATTGTGCCAATCGTTTACAAAATCAATTAGTTTTTCTTTCATATTGTTCCTATTCTTCTTCTAAAACTAATAGACGTGGATCTACTAATTCTTTTTCTTCATCATCTGTTAAAAGCTGTTGAAGCTGTTTAAAACCCATTTGTGCTTCGCCAAACGCTATACCTAGTCTTTGTCTAGCTAATGGTGTTAATCCTAACTCTTGCTCTAATTTTAATACTTTTTCTTCTAATTTCAGCGTTAGCATAATTAATGGGTTTATTGTAGGTTGTCCCGTTGATCCGACTGATAATAAACCTTTATTGCCCATATTTTGTATAGTACGATTAGCACGTTCAACTTCGTCATAATATTGAAATAAACGATAAAATGCCGGGAAGTCAACTCGTTGTGCTGTACTAGCTAATTCACTATTCCAATATTCTTTCCAGTAGTTACGTGTTTTAGTTAACCACCTTGAATTAGGTTTTGGTGTTTCAAATGATTTACCACCTTGTATTACGTTCAATGAATTATCCCTATGCCCTGTAAGTTTATCTTTTTGTTTTGGTAATCTACCCCTTTTAGCCATTATAGACTTCCAATTAACTCGGCTTTTTGTCCTGTTAGATTTTGCCAACGGTCTATAATTACTTGGCAATATTCTGGATCTAATTCTAACATAAAGCAATTACGATTTAATTGTTCACAAGCTATTAATGTTGAACCACTACCACCAAAAACATCTAATACGTTTTCATTGTCAATAATATCTAAAACCCAAGTCATAACTTTTATTGGTTTAGCTGTTGGGTGTAATTTTTGTTCACTAGACCAATGATGTTGTAATATTCTTGTTTGTTTACCAAAATTAGTCCAAGCTAACTCAAATTCACTAAACGATAAATTTGGATTTTTTTTATCCCAACATAACCAATCATTGTTCACTGGTAATATATTTGCATAATAATTACCACCCCATACACACGAATATTTTGCGTAATCTAATAATGGTAAAATATCTGCTTTATTTTTATCCCAATCATTACCACGATAAAAGTCTTTTTTTCCACTACCTAATGTCTGATTGTTTGCGTCTATGCCGTATGGTGGATCAATTAAAAGTAAGTCTATCGTGTTGTGGTTAATTAAAAAATCTAAATGTTGTTTATTAGTTGCGTCCCCACATACAAGCGTATGATTGCCTAATTTGTATTTTTGACCAACTTTAATTTCTGTTGATCTTATTTCTGGTGCTTCATCTTCTATGACTTCTTGTTTTTTAACTAAAGCTAATAAATCTTTTTCATCAAATGATGTTGCTTCTAATAATTCTAAATCACTTGCAACTGATCCAAGCATATCTGCTAAAAAGTCCTCATCATACGTACCAAGGTCTGATGTACGATTATCAGCAAGTGCAAACGCTTTTGCCGTTAATTCATCATCATCAGTAAAAAGTACAGCTATTTTATCCCAACCAAGTTGTTTAGCTGCTGCAAGTTGATGATTACCAGATATAACCGTTCCGTCCTTAGTTGCAACGATTGGTTTACGTTGGCCAAACTTATCGTAGCTTTTTGCAACAGCTTCTACGTTACCTACTCTAGGATTGCCGTCAAGGTGTTGTAATTTATCTACCGGGTACGCTAATGGTTTTAGATCGTCTGCTATTTTATGTTTATCGGTCATAATATCCTTCGTATTTAAAATCTTACTTTAAACAACTATGTAACAACATACTACTACATAACACTACAAAACATTGATATTTAAAAACAACGCATAACTAAAAATTAGCTGTAATTTGGGTAGAAAAAAAGTGAGCTAACTACGTTGGGGTGGTGGGTACTTAGCCCTAGAAAAAACTATCCCCCCATATACCCTGTAATATGCCTATTTTATAGGGTTTTAGCGTATATACGTGTTTTTAGGTATTTTTACCTATGTGCGACACCTTGGCGTGTTTTATGACACATTTGACACAATATACGCAAATTACTTATATGATGTGAACCACCCTTACTTACTGGTACTATATGGTCAACTTGTAGCTTATTGTTGCTTGTTCCTGCTGATCCACACCATACGCAGTATCTTTGTTGCTTTCTTATTAGCTTTCTGTTGCGTCTGTACTCTGTATCGTCGTATGCTCTGCGTCCTTTTTTATAATTCTTTTTATATACTTGTTTAGGTTTATGTGGTTCGCAGTAACTTGTATTAGCTTTACTTGGCGTGAATAACCTACGACACGTTAGACAAGGTCTTTGGTACTTAGATACCACACATACCCTCGCATTCATCATCAAATAGACTACCTTGATAATCATTAGGTTCATCTAATGTAGCGTCCTTTAACGGTATCTTTCCCTTATAAACAAATTGTTGTGCTGTTGTATTCTTTTTTTTGTTGTAAGCTGCAAACTTATCTAATGCACCAGACTTACTGTTAGGATTACGCAACCATTCATCAAACTCTACTGCTGATTTATATTCTTCCGGGTAGTTATCACGTAAGTTTTTCCACTCTTTATTGTCGTGATATGGACATATTATACAAGCTGATCTAGGTGGTTGTGGATAATCTGTATGACTTATCCAATGTTTACAGTCTTGCCGTGTTATTTTGTTTTCAACTAATGGATAGCAGTGTATTGACCATTTATTACTAGGTGTCTTAGCTCTTTGTATCTCGTCATAACTTATACCCATAATCATTTCTACGCATTTACCACGCAACGATCCACCAACTATTTCTTTTATTTTACGTTGTATTGGTTTAATTTTATATTCTGCTGTACAAGTACGCATATTAATACCAGTAGTACCGTCTTGTCTTTTTATGTGTAAAGGTATTAAGCCGTGCCTACCACTTGTACTTTGATAATCGTCAACAATATTTCCTGTGTTTTCATTATTTCTAACTATCTCTAGCTGTAATTTACCTTTCATTAATGTTTTAAGGTACTCTAGCCACTCATACACTTCTTTAGGTTCATTACCTGTATCAGCAAATATAGCTATATCAGCTGGTTTTATTTCTTGATCTAACATTTTAAATAGAACTGTTGAACTTTGTACACCTGCACCTAAACTAAGTACACGTAGTTCAACGTCTTTTTCTAATGTTTTAGGATCAGCTAGACGTAGTTCGGGTATGTAATTCATCATCTAAATCATCTAGTATTACTTCATCTTTAATATACATAACTATCCCATAATTCCTGTAAGTCGTCATTACTATCACAACCCCAACCTATCCTATTTAGTTTAGTAGCTGTTATTAATGTAGAACCTGTACCACACATAGGATCTACTACTAAATCTAGTTCATCAGTAGTTGTAAATATTAATCTTTTTAATAATTCTTGTGGTATTTGGTTTGTATAATTTTGCTTTTGTTTACTTACATTCTTTACTAGATTTATTTCCCACCAATCGTACAGATGTGTTCCAGTACGACCATTAGCAATATTTTCTTTAATACGCTTATCATTAATGTTTTTATAAGGTTGTAACACTCTATCTATATATATTTTTGGATTGTCCTTAGTAAGCCACAATATAGTTCTACCAGCACGTGTAAATTTTCTTTTACTATGACCAACATTTGTTGGATAAACCCAATTAATCCATTGATGTATATTCCAATCGGTAGTTTTTATTGTTTCAAATAAATTTGCTATTATTTCTGGATAATTAATCAAAAACATATTTGCAGTATCGTTACTTAGATTAAAAGAATATTCAAGCAATTCTTTGATAAGGATATTATAATTTTCTTCTTTTATATTGTCTTTGTAGCCACCTTTGTAATTAAAACCTATGTTGTATGGTGGATCACAGATTATTGTTTGTATATTGCTTGGCCACTCACATTGTCTAAAATCGTTGTTTATTAACTCCATAACACTCCTTTGTTTAATCTAACTATACCTCTTTTTTTTGTTTTTCTTGCCATATTTCTAAATTTTTTCTTGTACACGCTTTACACCAACTTGTTTTACCACCTATGCC